GAAACTTATGCACTCTTGGATACTCAGGTACGACATCATTTAGCTGCCACATAAACTCTTGCAGTATATTGTTGTAGTCTGGCATCCAGTAATACACTCGTAAAACCACTGGTTGTATTTTTATAATCATTTAATAATTTTATTTTTAGCCTTTAGAACATTCATTCCTAGAGTGTTTATTGCAGTTAGTATTGCTTGCACTTTCTTATTGTCGTTTTCGTTTGGTGTAATAGCTGCGAGAATGGAGAAACCTCCAAACACTGCAAGTGCTAACACAACGATAGTAATAATTAGTCCCATTGTTATCTCCTAAATTTATCAAGTTCTAGTTGTCTAATTTCTTCACTTGTTTTTTGTTGTCTCTTCATATTTTCGTGGTAGCCAATCGCATTTACTGTGACTGTAAATATATCCTTGCTATACTTCCTAGCCTCTCCCCCTTCAGTTTCAATAATATCAATTACAGCATCTACCATCTTTGGGTCATTAA